CACTCACGCTTCTTTGGCTTGTTAGTTTGTTTAAAGTCAAGTATGGCTCCCTCGCCCTTGTGTATGCCCACGCAGTCTGTGGTGCCCGCATATATTTGCGGAAAGTATAGAGCGACTTCTGTACCCCAGAATTCGTTCACATCTTTGAGACCTTCTTCGATAACAATCTTAGCCATGTCCAAGCTCTGTTGTGCGTAGGGATTTGATACTGACTCTTTGAGTGTCTCTCCGTTTATATGATCTTCAAGATACTTGTGCATTCGAGTGCCTCTATTGGCGGCCTCGGTGACTATCTCGTTGGCTTTTTGCTCTCCTACCGACTTGCGCCAGTTTAAAAGTGCCTGTTTCTTTTCTTCGGGTTTAGTTTTATCTAAAATTGTAGTAACACTAGGAACTGCGTTACCATCCGGACATGTATATAAACGCTGGCCGTCTACTGATTTTCTTGTGAGTGAGGCATAGTCATGTCTTGCGACTATCCTAGACTGTGAATGATTCTCCACAGCCACATCTTGCTGATTCGTTTGGGTTGATGAATTCAAAGCCTTCGTTTAATCCTTTTTTCTGGTAATCTAATGTAAGCCCATCCAAATAGGTCAGATGTAACTTGTCCACTACCAGTGTAACATCCTTATCAACAAATGTCACATCATCTGGTAAGATTGCGTCTACGAACTCTAGTATATATGCCATACCAGAACACCCAGTGGTCTTTACACCAATGCGGAGGCCTTGAGTCCCTTCTCTAGATGCTATGTGATATGCGGCTTTTTCGGCGGCTTTGTCCGTTAATGCTATCATTTGCCTAGTCTATCCAATACCTGTTGTTTTTCGTCGTTGGTCATGTCCCACCAGGTGGCTATTTCTTCTTGTGTCCGGCCGCACCCTTGGCATATACCGTTGAGGTCTAATAGACAGACACTAACACAGGGTGATCCAACTTCCATGTTACTTTTCGTGTTTTGTTTTATAATCTGCTATCGCTGATTTGATCGCATCTTCAGCAAGCACTGAGCAATGAATCTTGACGGGCGGAAGTGCGAGTTCCTCCGCGATATCCATGTTTCTAATTGCGGTGGCTTCATCCAAGGTCTTCCCCTTGAGAAGTTCTGTGACGAGACTGCTACTTGCGATAGCACTACCACAACCATAAGTCTTAAACTTAGCATCTTCAATGCGTCCTTCATCATTCACCTTGATCTGTAATTTCATTACGTCACCACACGCTGGAGCACCAACCATACCTGTTCCTACTGTAGGGTCTTCTTTATCCAACGATCCTACGTTGCGAGGATTCTCATAATGATCTAATACTTTATTGCTGTACGCCATTTTTATTTTTCCTTAATACTTGAGTATTATTGTACAGTATTTATCGACCAGTTGTCAAGTACAACCAATAAAAAACCCTACCGAAGTAGGGTTTATGGAGCATCATGTTAACTGTATATATGTTATTGTCTCTTGCCTAATGATCTTTTTGCCATCTTCTTGACTGTGTCTCTTGCCTTGTCAACTGGCATCTTAACGTTTGGATCTGCGTCACCGAATGCGATAACATCCTGGTTAAGATCAGTGATCATGTTCTTTAATGGGGTCTGTTGTGATAGTGCCTGTAGATTGCCAAATGTTATGTTAACACCCATGCTTCTCGCCATGTCAATGAAGGTATCTGTCTTCATCTGTGGCTTTGACTTGAGGTCATCACTCTTTCCAATTAGATATTGGACCAGTGCGGCCAATTCATTACCTTGGCCATCAACCTCAAATAGTTTCATTATCTACTTTACCCACTTAACATCAAGGTATAGACTTGGGTTTACTATCTCTTCGTCATCAATGCCTTCAACGTCAGTTAGTTGTGCTTCGATATCTTCAAAATTTTCAATTTGGTTTATAGGTAGATAACCAAGACCAACCAATATATCATTAAGTGTTAGCGATGCCTTACCTGTTGCTTGTAACTCTTTAATCATTTGGTTTCCTAGCTCAGTGTATTCATCACGATCACTATACACCCAATCTAAGAAATCCTTTATGTTTATTACTGCTACTGGTTTTGCGGCTTCTTTAAGAGGTTGAGCTTTGTTGTCTACGCTGTCCATTAGTGCTGGCATATCTACAAATTCTTCTTTGACTTTTTGCCCTTGTTCTTTACATAATCCGTAGACTTCATCATCTGACATTGGTGCGTTTTGTTTTTCTTCGTAGTAACTTTCAGGTAGGTTATATGTTTGTTTTACTAAAAATTGTGCCTGTCCTTGATCTTCTTTAACTGGTCGATCGAATGTTTTATTTAGGTCGTCTCTAATACTTTCGTTTAATGGCTTAGTCATTATCGTCTTTCTCTGCCTAGATCTGGTTCTAAGTCTGCTTCTGGTTCTGTTATCTCTGGTTCTTCTTCAGTGTCGTCTACATCTAACGTCGGAGGTGTGTCGTTGTCAACACCAGCGTCTAGATCATCCCCACCGAATTCGCTTGGGTCAACAGCCTGTTCGCCTGTCAATGGTGCCATTGCGTTCGTTGCTTCTTGTTTTGCCTGTTCTAATGCTGATAATAGAGTTGTTAATGTTGCCGTCTGTGCGTCTAAGAATGATTGTGCTTCGTTAACACCAATTTCATTACGCATCATTTCCACTAATCCTGGCAGATCTTTGTATTGCATGTCCGCAACGTCTTCCATCCAACCTGCGATCTTGTCAACCATGTCCTGTGCGGCCAATACTACCTGTGCCTGTTCTACTTCTGATTCTGTTAACTTGGACTCTTTCATTTTCTTCTTGCCATATTCGCCCATCTTACGCTTAGAACCACATGAACCTTCTTCCATATCTTCGTCTTCTTCCTCGTCCTCATCAGGTTCCTTGATGTCCGGAGCGATTGCGTTCTTAACTGCTGACTGATATGCTGTGCCGTTTGCGTATGAAGGACTGTCCGCACCCGCTTCAGCGATCCTTGCTCTCAATGCCTGTTCAAGCATCAATAATTCCAAGTATGCCGGTGATTTCTCGCTCGTATGTAATGCTGGAGTGTTCTTTGCCTCTTTGATTAATGCTCTAGTCTTAGTGAGCATCGCACGAGCCTTGGTTTCAGATATGTTAGAAACATCAATCTTGGGTGCGAAATATGATTTCATCACCTTTGTGATCAGTCTAACGTCTGTTTTTGGTGCTATGTCTGTTAATTTCATTGTCCAATTCCTTCTCTTGGATATATTTAGCCAGGTTTATATACTGCTCTGCGTCTTTCTTTAACGCTTTGATTTCTAACACTGTTTCCTGTGCTCTAATTGCCGCAGTTACTCTTTTTTCTTTATCGCTACTTTTATTAATAGTGTTTTCAGCAACAGCAAGATCAAACATCCTGCGTTGGATAACTTCATCTATTCTTATTGTAGTCCTCGCCTCTGAAGTCCTTCCAAAAGTTTCCAAGGTACAATATGTGGTTGCCATCTGTGAATTTAAAAACTCATGTACTTCATTAATATGATGAAATACCTTAAATCCATCAAAGGATTTTACAATCCTATATCTATCAAAAGCGAGATAGTCGTCCTTCCGTTTGACAATGACGTTCTTACGAACTTGATTCAGGCCTTGTTGAGCAATAGTTTTAAGACGGTTGTATGCATCGGCCTGGCGCATACGATTAACCTAGATTCTGTGCTATAAACCAGGCAACGACTGCTAAGAGAGAACCTATAACAGTAACTCCCCATCTTATTAGTTGCTGGTTACGTTTTTCGTTTTGGCCCACAACGAGATCTTTGATCTCATAGACCACTTCTTCCAACTTACTAACTTTCTTTTCCACCGCGTCTAGTTTGTTTTCCAATGCCTCGTACCTCTCGGCACATAACTCAACGTGGGCTTCTAAGTTCTGCTTCTCAATTTTTGTAGTGCTCATATTTTTTCCGTCAATAGGAAGTTATCACACGAGTGTTTTGTGAATTTAATTGAGCCTATATGTGCCTGAGTTATGTGTGTTCTATGTGATGCTTTATACTGATTATTTATCATTATTTGTCAAATCGTGCATGAAAAATGTATTGCGTCTTGATCCTAACGTGTTGATTGTGTTATTAATTTTTGCTGTCTCTTCTAAACCAGTGATGATTG